ACAAGATTGCTGAGCAAGGCGCTGTTGAGAACACTGCAACTGCTGGTGTATTCGACCTCGACATCGACTCCAACGGTCGCTGGAGCGTTGAGAAGTTCAAGGGTCTTCTGTTCCAAATCGAAAGAGATGCTAACAGAATTGCTCAGAGAACTCGTCGCGGTAAGGGCAACATCATCATGTGCTCTGCAGACGTTGCTTCTGCACTGACCATGGCTGGTGTTCTCGATTACACCCCTGCACTTAATGCAAACCTGAACGTTGATGACACCGGCAACACCTTTGCTGGAACCATCAATGGTAAGTATCGCGTATATATCGATCCATATTCGGCAAACCTGGCTGCTGACAACAGCGGTCTGGCACAGGGCAGCAACCAATACTACGTTGTTGGTTATAAGGGTTCTTCACCTTATGATGCTGGTCTCTTCTATTGCCCATACGTTCCTCTCCAAATGGTTCGTGCCGTTGGTGAGGACACCTTCCAACCCAAGATTGGATTCAAGACCCGCTACGGTATCGTTGCAAACCCATTTGCAGAAGGAACCGATCAAGGTCTGGGTCGTCTTCGCGTCAACAGCAACCGCTACTATCGTCGCGTTGCTATCAAGAACCTCATGTGATCCATACTCACAAGAGTTCACTGGAGGGTCCTTCGGGACCCTCTTTTTTTATCTAAATAATTACAAAAAAGATGACATATCTAACTCCGTTTAGAAAACAAATTGATAATAGAAATTTCTTATCTCCAGTTGGATTTAAGTTTATTTTAACAAGAGCACCCAAAGTTGCTTTTCTGAGCAATACAGCAAATATTCCGGGTATTTCTTTAGGTGTTGCGGTTCAACCATCGTACCTCAAGAACATTGATACTCCTGGAGATAAACTTGAGTTTGATGATTTTACAATTCGTTTTCTTGTAGATGAAAATCTTGAAAACTATATGGAAATTCAGAATTGGATGAGAGGTCTTGGATATCCAGATGATTTAAAAGAGATTTATGATTTACAAAGAGAAAAGAATGATGTAAATATGGGACAAACAAAAGCAATGAACATCTATTCTGATGGCACATTGCAAGTTTTAACCAACAGTAACGTTGCTAATTTTAAAGTTAAGTTTAGAGATTTATTTCCAGTATCTTTGACAACACTGGATTTTAATGCTACAGAAACTGACATCCAGTACTTTACAGCAGAGGCAACTTTCAAGTATACTATTTACGATATAGTCGATTTAGACGGGAATGATTTATGAGTTTTGATCTTGATATGATTCAAGAGATGTGGGAAAAAGATTCTAAAATTGACATGGACAATTTACACAATGAATCCACAAATGTTCCATCTCTTCACGCAAAATACTTTGACATTTATAACAATGTAGTTCTCTTAAAGAAAAAAGCAGAACAGCAAAGAAAAAATATAAGACATCAACGTTATGAATATTACTCTGGAAAGGCAGATCCAGATGTTTATGTAGAAAATCCCTTTCCCAAAAAGATTCGGGACAAGGAAACAATGCAAAAATATCTTGATGCAGACGATAAACTGATGAATGTCAACCTCAAAATTGACTACTATGAAACTCTTATAAATTACCTTGAGAGTATTCTTAAACAGATATCCAATAGGACATATCAGATTAAGAATGCTATTGATTTTATAAAGTTTCAGGCAGGTTATGGTTGATGGAGCTAACTTAGTTATTTCTAAGTCAAACGAAGTATTTTTAAAAGTAAAGACGGAACCTCATATTGAATACGAACTGAGAGATCATTTTAAGTTTGAGGTTCCAAATGCAAAATTCATGCCCCAATACCGTGGAAGAAACTGGAATGGGGAGATTCATTTGTATGATATAAGATCTAAACAGATCTATGTTGGACTTTTGGATAAACTTATAAACTTTTGTGAGCAGTACGGATACAGTTATAAGTTTGAAGAAAATAAGTTTTATGGACTTCCATTTGAGGTGAATGATAATATCTCATTGGAGGGTGTAAAAGATTACATGAATTCTATTTGCTCTCATTCTCCACGCAAGTACCAAATAGAAGGTGTTTATGATGCTCTAAAGCACAATAGAAAGCTATTGATAAGCCCCACTGCATCCGGCAAATCTTTAATGATTTATTCTCTAGTGAGATATTACGTTGACAAAGGGCAAAAAATTCTCTTAGTTGTTCCAACGACATCTCTTGTAGAACAGATGTACAAGGACTTTCAGGATTATGGTTGGGATGCTGAGTCATACTGCCACAAAATTTATGCTGGTAAAGAGAGAACAAATGAACACGCCGTTACAATTACAACTTGGCAATCAATTTATAAATTGGAAAGAAATTTCTTTGAAGATTATAATGTAGTCATCGGTGATGAAGCACACTTATTTAAAAGTAAGTCATTAATATCTATTATGACTAAACTTCATCATGCAAAATATCGTTTTGGATTTACAGGAACACTGGATGGAACTCAAACTCACAAATGGGTTCTGGAGGGTGTCTTTGGTCCATCATATAAAGTTACAAAAACTGAAGAATTGATGCGTCAGGGACATCTTTCAACACTCGATATCAATTGTCTTATTTTAAAACATCTACCTCAAAAATTTGAAACTTATGAAGATGAGATACAGTATTTAATCTCTCATGAGCAAAGAAATAATTTTATTAAAAACTTATCTTTAGATCTTAAGGGTAATACTCTTGTTCTTTTTCAAAGAGTTGAAACTCATGGAAGAGTATTATACGAAAAGATAAATAACTCAAAGGCAGACAATCGTCGTGTCTTCTTTGTACATGGTGGTGTTGATACAGAAGAAAGAGAATTAATTAGAGAAATTACGGAAAGAGAAAACAACGCAATTATCGTTGCCTCTTATGGAACTTTTTCTACTGGTATCAATATTAAAAATCTCCATAACGTTATTTTTGCCTCACCAAGTAAATCAAGAGTTAGAAATCTTCAAAGTATTGGACGAGTTCTTAGAAAAGGAAAAAACAAAGTAAAAGCAACTCTGTACGACATTGCTGATGATTGTACATCCAAGTCCAGAAAAAATTACACTTTGAATCATTTTATAGAAAGAATTAAAATATACAATGAAGAAAAATTTAATTATGAAATAGTCACAATTCAATTAAAACCATGTTAGAAGACGATTTTTATGCAACAGTTAAATTAAAGACAGGTGAAGAAATATTCACAAAGGTAGCAGCAGAGGTTGAAGAAGATAGAACTATTCTTCTACTTTCGAATCCAATTATAGTTGCTGAACTTAAGGGTAGGCATGGGGTTCATGGTTACAAATTAGAACCTTGGTTGAAAACTACCACAGAAGATTTATTTGTTATCGATCTCGATGATGTGCTTACAATGTCTGAATCAAATGATATCGAAATGATTTCTATGTATCAAACTTTTGTTAGGCAGACTCAGAAGTCATCCTCAGGAAATAAATCAAAACTCAGCAAAGAGATGGGATATCTTGCCAACGTAAGAGATGCTAAAGAGATCTTGGAGAAGCTTTATAAAAGTAGTTAAGTTATCTCTATCAACCCTAACAAAGGTATTCTACTGACTTTTAGAACACTTGTCAAGTCCTCCTGAAAATGTTATAATATCTACATATTAAATTAGATAAAATAATGATAACTTCTGGAACGATGCCTAAAAGAAAAAGGTCAGAGCATTACGTTAACAATAAAGAATTTCTAGAAGCCCTCATCAAGTACAGAGAGGATAAGGAAATTGCACAGATTCGGGGAGAGAAGATGCCTCAGATCCCCCGTTACATTGGTGAGTGCTTCTTAAAGATTGCAACCCACTTGTCATTCAAACCAAACTTCGTGAACTACATGTTCAAGGAAGATATGATCTCTGATGGGATTGAAAATTGTGTGCAGTATATTCACAACTTCGATCCAGCAAAATCAAAGAACCCATTTGCATACTTTACTCAAATTATTCATTATGCATTTCTGAGAAGAATTCAAAAAGAAAAGAAGCAATTGGAAATTAAAAACAAGATTCTTGAGAAGACTGGATTTGATCAAGTATTCGATGACAATTCTGTTGACGGATCCAACTATTCCGACTATAATAGCATCAAAGATGCTGTCCATTCTAAACTTCGCTATTGAATGAAAGTCGCAATTATCACTGACCAACACTTTGGAGCGAGGAAGAATTCAAAACTCTTTCATGATTATTTTTTAAAGTTCTACAACGAAGTATTCTTCAAAACTCTAGAAGAGAGAGGAATTACAACAGTTGTTGACATGGGAGATACCTTTGACAGTCGTAAAGGAATTGATTTTTCTGCACTATCTTGGGCAAAAAATAATTACTACGATCGTCTGCAAGAGATGGGAGTGACAGTTCATACGATTGTTGGAAATCATACAGCATATTATAAAAATACAAACGAAGTAAATGCAGTTGATCTGTTACTTCGTGAATATAAAAATGTAAAAGTATATGCAGAACCAACTGAAGTTAAGTTGGGAAATTTAAAAACCCTTTTTATACCTTGGATTAATCAAGAAAATGAAAAATTATCTATTAACAGTATTGAAAAGAGCACTTGCAGATGTGCGATGGGGCACCTTGAACTCCAAGGATTTAGAGTTAATCGACAAATCATCATGGAGCATGGTTTGGAGAGCAAACTATTTGAGAAGTTCTCCACTGTCTTCTCGGGACACTATCACACTCGATCGACTGACGGAAGAATCTCATACTTAGGAAATCCTTACGAGATTTATTGGACAGATGTGAATGATACTCGTGGGTTTCATATCTTTGACACTGAAACGTTTGAGATTGAACCAATCAATAATCCCTTTAAAATGTTTTATAACATTTATTATGAGGATACTCCATATCAAACGTTTGATACTCGTGAGTATGAAAATAAAATTATTAAAGTTATTGTTCGTAAGAAATCGAGTCCAAAAAACTTTGAGAAATTTATTGATAAAATACTCGCATCAAATGTTTTTGAACTGAAAGTTATTGAAAATTATCAAATTCAAGAGAACGAAGAGTTTGAAGCATTTGAGAGTGAAGACACCATATCAGTTCTAAACAGATATATAGAAGAAGCAGAAGTTGAACTTGACAAAACAAGAGTTCAAAATATACTTCAAGAAGTCTATAAGGAAGCGTGTGAGCTTGTGTAATGTTTATCTTAACAGTTGATGGAAGAGAAACTGAAGGTGCTTATGCTGTTCAAGATGAGGATGGAGATGACATTCTTTACATCTTTGAGGAAGAGGATGATGCAACAAGATTTGCTATGATGTTGGAAGAGGATGGATATCCTGAAATGCATATTATTGAAGTCGAAGATGATATAATTGTTCAGACCTGTGAAATGCATGAGTATCAATATACCATCATTACTAAAGATGACATTGTGATTCCACCAAAACAAAATGATCTTATTTAAAAAAATTCGTTGGAAAAATTTTCTTTCTACCGGAAACCAACAAACTGAAGTTGATTTTCAAAAGAACACAACAACTTTGATTGTTGGAACAAATGGTGCTGGAAAATCTACCATTTTGGATGCATTAACGTTCTCTTTGTTTGGCAAACCATTCCGTAAGATTAATAAACCACAACTTGTCAACTCAACGAATGAAAGAGATTGTGTTGTTGAGGTTGAGTTCTCGATTGGATCTACTGAATGGAAAATCATTCGTGGAATCAAACCAAATATCTTTGAGATCTACCGCAATGATCAAGTATTAGATCAATCGGCAAACTCCACCAACGATCAAAAGTGGTTAGAGCAAAATGTTCTCAAGATGAACTATAAATCTTTTACCCAGATTGTGATTCTTGGGTCATCGACCTTTGTTCCTTTTATGCAACTTCCTGCATCTCACCGTCGTGAAGTGATTGAAGATCTTCTGGACATCAAGATCTTTTCATCAATGAACACCATTATCAAGGAAAAGATTCGTCAAGTTCGGGAAGAGATTAAGATGCTGGACTTGAAGAAAAAGTCCGTGAAAGAAAAACTTGAGATGCAACAGAGTTTCATTGAAGAGTTAGAAAATCGCGGAAATGCCAACATCAATGCCAATAAAGAAAAGATTGCCAATCTTGATGGGGAAGTTGGTGATTATATGAGTGAAAATGAAATCCTTGATAAAGAGATTATTGAACTTCAGGATCAACTTGAAACAGTTTCTGGTGCCACCGGTAAGTTATTAAAGCTTAATACACTCAAAGGACAAATCTCCGAAAAGGTAACACATGCAACTAAAGAGCATAAGTTTTTCAATGAAAATACAGTATGCCCAACTTGTACGCAGTCCATTGACGAGTCCTTTAGGATAAATAAAATTGGTGACGCTCAAGATAAAACTACGGAGTTGCAGTCCGGACTAGAAAAACTAGAGGGAGCAATTAAAGAAGAGAAAGAGCGAGAGCGTCAATTCAATAATATTTCGAAGGAGATCACTAAATTAACGCATGGCATTTCTCAAAACAATACTCGGATTAAGTCAAATCAAAGACAGATCCGAGATCTTGAACATGAAATTCAAACTATTACCGAGAATCTTGCAAACAGAAATTCTGAACATGAGAAATTAGAATCCTTCAAGGATAAGTTAAAAACTACATACAACGAACTCTCTTCTAAAAAGGACTTAATCAACTACTACGATTTTTCGTATGGTTTGCTCAAAGACGGTGGAGTTAAGACTAAAATTATCAAGAAGTATCTTCCTCTGATCAATCAACAAGTCAATCGTTATCTTCAAATGATGGACTTCTATATTAACTTTATTCTTGATGAGGAGTTTAACGAAACCGTTCAGTCCCCTATTCACGAAGATTTCTCTTATGCTTCCTTCAGTGAAGGGGAGAAAATGAGAATCGATCTTGCACTTCTTTTCACTTGGCGTGAGGTTGCAAGAATTAAGAATTCAGTAAACACAAATCTTCTAATCATGGATGAGGTGTTTGATTCTTCTCTTGATGGTTTTGGAACCGATGAGTTTCTAAAGATCATTCGATACGTTATTAAGGATGCCAACATTTTCGTCATCTCTCACAAGTCTGGCATGGAGGACAAATTTGAAAGTGTCCTCAAGTTTGAGAAAATCAAAGGTTTTTCG